GCCAAGGATGGCGTTTGATGATATCTCAAACGCCATCCTTGGCAACACCATAGCTGGTCGATTGAAAGTAGGATCGTTTTCTAACCTAGCTAAAAATTTATCTTTAGGCCCATACGATAATGGAACTTTCATCGATTGAACTTGTTCACCAGTTGAATTTACACGATTTATATAGATGTTATTAAACAGCGTACCAAATACAACTACATATTTTCTAATTGTGCCGTGATAAAAAGTTGAAAACATCTCAGTATACCCCTTCGCTGAAAGGATCTCTCTCACTAAAATCTAATATATTATCAGCTTCACTTTGTATTTCTACATTATCTTCCAATGAATCACCAACTTGCGTAGAGAAGTTGTATTGTTCTTGAATGAGATCATATCCATCTTCGTCTTTCAACACATAACCATTTTCGGTTAACAATCCATAAACACCCATTTCAAACGAGTAATTTTTCTGTAGCTTATCGATGTCTTCTATACCAGTGTTCAATATTTCGTTAGAGTATTCCCACAATTCACATTGCAGATCATAGGTTTGTAGCGCACCCATCTGATAAAATATAGCTTCATGCTCTACAAATTTGACTATGAAGATCTTCTTGTTTAATGGAAAGTAAATTAGATCTCCTTCTTGAGGACGATCTATACCTTCAACGTTACCTATCTCATCAAAGAAAGTTCTTCTTGCAATCGTCAGGGTCATCTGATCACGAATCTGAAGATTAAACTTCGACATGAAGTCGCCTTCACCCTGGAAGCCCATGACGTTCTTTATGTACATCTCAACCATGTACTGAGTATTGTACTTGGATATACTGTCTTCGCCATAAATCTCATCTTTGTTCACCAACGTTCTAGGACAATAGAAAACATCATGCCCATATATTTTTATGGACTCAATAACAAGATCTTCAATCAAGAGTTGCTCTTGACTGGCTTGAAAATTATTGAAGAACACATTAGTAGGCATTGTTATATCTCAGCCTATCATGTCAAGTACGGGAAGTGAGTAAGAATTTATCATCTCATCTTCTAACTTAGCTATCTCTTCGACTGAATCGTTATAAATCTTTTCACCATTAAATTGTACTCCGCCTGGTAACTGCATTCCCGTAAACTTTGTTAAGTTTGAGCCCCATTGTCGCTTGATAAGAGCAGTACAATATCTCATTAACCATTGATCTTTCCACACATCCGCAAACACGTCTGGATCGACAACTTGATATGCTTCGACTAGCAAATACTCACCAACATTTATACTGTTCCAGTCCATGTCAACATAAAGCTTATTCATGTGCCGGTTGTAGCGAATGGGTTGCTTGCCTACTAAGAACTCAGCTATAAGGGCTAAGTTCTGCATGACCATGAAGTATGGTACCATTGAGACGGAAGTAAGAGTGTACAAGTCATTTAATGCGATCTGATACCGAATGTTGAAAAGATCATCTGAACGAATGGAAGGATCTGCTATAGAGAATATACTAACCGCACCGATGATGTTTTCTGGTAGAGTTATGTACTTATTTTCTTGATCTTCTGCAGTAACTGCGTGTTTGTAATAGATCCTTTCACTACCGTCAAAGTGATAGTCCCAATAATAACGTAAAGCGTCATCTATACGGTCTTCTACTTGATCATCGTCTACGTTAATTTCAATTACGGGTTTTCCTAAACGACGAAGGCAGTATTCTTTAAATGCGGCTCTGGTGGTTGGAACAGCCATAAATTACTCCGAATTGCATTTATAGCTATTTATCTATTTACCAGACTATAGAATTTACTTCTTCAATGGTAGTAGCGGCTTGTATCTGATCCTTCAATGTTGCCTGTTTGTACCATATGATCTGTTGAGCTTGGAACATTGAAGCACCTAGTTGTGTCAATTCTGGTATAGATAAGGTTCTATTTTGATCATCATAGGTTCTCCAATCAACTGTCGACGGTGTAGGAATACCTAAGTTTCCAGCCTGTTCTATCATGGTTAAAACATTGGCTATGCGAGTAGAATCAGTTTCCCTTGCGTCCCACTTGTCATTGTTCCACATACAAGATAGTTGTTTAAGATCAGAGTCTCTGCTACTCGTAATATAGATCATCTTAGATCTTTTTGCAGAATTTAATTCATTTTCAATTTCTTGTGGTGTTTTGTCTCTAACTATCCATTGAATATTCGTTGAATCCCACTCCACTATCTGTGTAGAAGATGGAATAGGCTCATCGGGCACTGAGGTATATCCAGCCTCTGATAAATCAGATTCTGTGAAAGTTGATGGGTCTGTTCTAGTTCTTCCGTCAGGCATTCTAATTCTAAATGGAAGAGTGTCTGGATAATTTCCGTTTAAAGAATATAGCATATCATTGTACCGCTAAAGCCATTCCTGTTAAAATTTGATTTGATATATCGTCGCAATCGATTGTAAACGTTGTCGTTGCAACAGTATTATATATTTTATATCCAACAATCATCTCGATGCTTGTTCCATCCGTATTAGTCACAGTTCCATCAAAAGTGGTTGTGCTTGCATTGAATGCAGGAACACCTGCTTCAGTACAAACCGATCCTAATACTAATATTGGCGTATTAGTGTATGTTCTTGCGTCTATAGTTCGTGCTGCAGGATCAGCTGCTGAAGTGATCGAACTTACATTTTTTATTGTTACTTTTTCTATATTTCTATCCAAATAAAAATATAAAGCTACATATGCTTGATTGTCTACAGCTTCTGTAGCTTCTGTTGTTGTCTGAGGTCCAGTAACAGGTAATGTTACGTTAGTCGTATCAGGTAAAATTCTATATGATGTTACTTTAGACAACCAGTTTGGTGAAGTATATTCGAATCTTCTTGCTTGAACAATAGTAAAATTTGAAGGAGCACTAACTAATACGTCTTCATCGTTATCAAACGTGCAATGAATCAATACACACAAATCTCCAGCAACAACACCAACCGGATGCGTTAGCGTTAGTGCTGTTGTAGTTCCAAATCCAGTTGTACTAGTTCTAAATGTTAGAGTTCCTGGACGCCTGGGCCACGCTAAAACTGAACGCTGTTGTCTAACGTCATTTAGATTCCATATTCCAGACGCAGAGTCTATTATCGCTGGTCTATAGGGACCAATTATTCCTCCATTGCTCATATACCAAATCTTTTTCTTGAAGCATTGAATGTAAAAAGCACGTCTGATGCTGATAATGCTTTTTGCCAAATATAAAACATAGCTATTCTCATGTTTGTAAAATTACCTGTAGCAGATGCATAACTACCTATAATAAAATTATTGGTACTGGCTGTAGCTGGATTTGTATGAGTTCCAGAACTAGAATTTACGCTGACACCATTAATATAAATTGTAACGCTAGTACCACTTCTTGTGAACATCAAATGCATCCAATTATCAAGAAATGTTTGTACTGTTGGTCCTGGTCCTGAAGTTAATTGAGACGCGCCAGACTGATTTGTATAAAAAGATCCATTTTGTCCATTCAAATTAAATTCATGGTAATATCCATTGTTTTGGAAATCGCCCTTCCAAAAAGTTACACAATTAAGTCCAGATCCAGCATTCCAGCTCAATAACTTCATCCACATTCCTATTGTAAAGGCTTGTGTTGTAAAGTTAAAGTTCTGCCCAAATGTTATGTAATCATTAACTCCGTCTAACTGAATATAACCATCGACTTCCGATGTGCTGAAAGTAGGACCGTTAGTCAACGTTCCATTTCTACCATTTCCACTTAAGTCTGTCCAAGTAGTTCCTGAACCAGGATAACTATTTTTATTTGCGGCGTCTACATATACTTGTAACGTATCTCGTATAATATTAGGACTGGAGTAATCGTGTATAGATTTTATTCCAGTGTTGTAATAATCTTCAGGGGTTCCTCCTATGAAACCACTCCTTAAATTATTAAAAAAAGCCATCAGCTGATTTCCTCATAACTGCATATAGCCTGTAAGTCTGCGTTTGCAGATGCTAAGATTCTAATCGCAGTGTTTTCTTCAAGATACACGCTGTTATCTTTAGATATGACAACTAATGACGCGTCGGCTGGGACCGTTACTGTATATGCAAGGTAATAATCTACTGCATCCGATGGATAAATGCTTGCACTTATGTCGGCAGAGTTTGTACCATCGATGTTTGATATGATCAATGAATTTATCTTAAAAGCTTTATTACTAGATGCTGGATTAGCAACTAGGTTTGCTACAGTCGTTGACGCATTAGCTACGGCTGTTTTGGCCGTGATGAGAACTAAATTTGCAATATTTGGTGCGGCCATTTTTTATTCCTTATCTTCCAAAAACCAATGACATGGCGATGGATCTCTTTTGAGTTGCCACTAAGTCTGTACCATTTACTAAGATGGCTGTTGAATTTGCAGAAGTATTTATAGTCGAATTACCAACTGCTATTGACGTGTTGGTTATCGTAACCCCATTCGTTGTACCGACGCCACCACCTACTCTTACTTGTGCGTTGTGATTTAAGAACGTAGTATTACTAGACATAAACGAAGTAGTAACTGCGTACCACCTGAATGTACCAGTAGTAGTACCTAC